ATGTAAGATTACAAACAAATCGATACAAATTCGCTTCAAAACTATCCTTATTCTCTTCATACCAATCCGCCACAAACTGCGGCACTGTGACTTTCTGCGGTTCGTCTAGTTGTCGCAAATCTTTTAAAACTTCTAAGGTGTCTACCCTTCTAAAACAAGCATGACTCATGTATTCGTATTTTCCAATCAATTCTTTAACGTTCATCTTTCTGTCCCTCATTATATTTTTCTACCAATTCAGCCAACCATGTCCAAGGGTCGATTTCTTCTGTGATTGGTTCGACTTCTCTTTCTTGTAACCATGCTGAGAAATTAACCACATTATCAATATAGATTGTGAAATAATCGCCCCAACTCCACCAAGTTAGTTCAATCTCTGTTTCTGTTCCGTTTTCATCTTCAACCGTGATTGAACCATTTTCAACCCAAGCAGTTCCAAAACATAAATCACAAGTACCCGTTTGTTCTTCTTGAAAATCTGAGTTGTATTCTGTTACTTTATACTTCATTCCGTCACTTCCTTTAATTCAACCATCGGGTTATTCAGTAACCATTCGAGATTTTTTGCTTTAATTTCATCAATCGTAAAAGTTTGTTTAAACTCAACTGTGTAACGCGTTTCGTCTTCAATCTCTATGATATACGTCCCCCGTGTTTTCTTTTTATTTTTCGTTGTAGCAATCAGGCTTCTTAACGTCCGAACTTTCGCCCCGGTCTGATCCGCAATTTCTTGCAAAGTCCCGACTGCTGTTAGCTGGTCTTTTCTGTAATATGCAAAAGTACGGACTTTCATCGGTGAGCCCAGCAATTCAACGTCCGTCACCCCGAAGAAATCACAAAGAGTTTCGATTCCGAATTGACTCGGTAAACGATTGCCATTGAGCCATGAAACAACTGTATTGTAAGCCCACCCGAGTTGGTCTACTAAATCTGTTTTTGCAAGCCCTCGTTCATCTGTAAATTTTTTCAGATTTTCCCTCAAGCGTTTTTTCTGCTCGTTGTCATATTTCACTAATTCCATTTAATCGACCTTTTCCTTTCACTATTCTTTTTTATTCTTTTTTGATAGTGATTTTATATTTTTGATTTCCAATTTTGAAAAAATCAACCCCTTCAATAATAGGCTCATTTCTTTGCAAGAATTCCACTATTTGTCTGCCAATCTTTCCAATTTTAGCTTCAATTTTTTCTTTTTCTTCTTTCTTCTGGTCCATTTCTTCTAAAATTTCAAAATAAGTTTTTTCTTTCATGCCTTCGCTCCTTCTGCTTGTGCTTCTAGCCATTCAAACAAGAGTCCGAACTGTTGCACGACTAGATCGTTATCATTGTACTTTTTACAAATTTCAGCAATCGAGCACGCCACCCAATGCCAATACCGGTCAGAACCGAAGCCGGCTAGTTGTGCCATCTGGTTACTTCTAGCCATCCACTCCGGAACTTCCACGCTAAAGAAATGTATGTAATTCATCGTTCCATTCCTCCACTCTGACATATATCCCGACAATCTTCGCCCAGAACTTTTCAGAAATTTCACTAGCCACTTGAGCGTCGTCTTTCCAATAGCCGACTTTTGTCATGCAATCTTTAAATAATTTCTGTAAATTGTCTGTGTCTGGTTTCGTCGTTTTATATTGCCCGTCGTGTGCTCCTTTTATCATCGGAAAGCACCACTTGACAGTTAGACGAACTGCGCCTTGTATTTTATCCGGGGGAACGTGACGCGATAGAAGACTTTCAAATTTTGCTCTTGCATTTTGCAATTCCACCGGTTCATAGAATACAGGCTTACCATTTCTAACGTTTACTTTTTTTTGCTGGTGAGTTGTTGTCGGAATTTTTTCCATCGGTAAAAAGAATTCAATCATATTATTCGTCCTCGTAAAATACAAATATCATGACATCATTCCCTAAAGTTTTGATCTCGGTATTAACCCAAACCTTTTTTTCTTTTTCGAGCCATTCTAAAAAAAGATTGACTTCTGTTTCAAATTGTGAAAAAAATCTCACGTTCGACTTAAAAAATTTTACTTTCATATTCTACCTTTTATTTTTAGTTTTTTATTTTAGTTTTTCCATACGCGCTTTTGTCAAAGATGAGATAAAGGATAAAGGGGCGGAGCTTGAGCCCCTTTTCCTTTTCTCTTTGACTTGACGAAGGAAAAGTCCTTTTAATACCCTTGAAAAGGGTATAGGCTGTATTTTTCCGGAAAAATACTAGACTTTTTCCTATTTTTCTAATTCCGGAAAGAAAAGAAAAATACTGGACTTTTTCCAAAACTGGAAAAGAAAAATACTGGACTTTTTCCTAAGAATTCTTCTAGTATTTTTCCTATTTTTCCTTTTCTTTTATAGGAAAAACAATGCCTTTTTTAATATCGAATCCGTCATGTTCACGGATATAATTCTCGACTGATTTTGTCGATTTTAGTCCTAAATACTCTTTTAATTCATTCACGGTTACGGGTGAAGAACCATCAAAAAGTGCCGAGTAAGCTGTTTCTAATTTCTCATTTCGTTCTTTCTGATTTTGTTCTTTTGACTTTCTGCCCTCTTGTCCTTTTTGCCACATAGGCTTTTCACCGTCTAGTTGAATATCCGCAAGCACGCCTGAATCATCCAAGAAATGCACCGGATAAGAAAACCACATATTCACCGGTTTAAACTTAGCGAATTCTCGAAGCGTACCTTCAACGCGCCACGCTGTCGATATTTCAATCGCCCGACGTGTGTCGTTGATTTTATCGACGTATGGAGCACGGTCTAGCACGTCTTGAATTCCCTTTTCAAAGTGTGCTCTCATGCTGCTAGCGTTGTATAAATCGTCAAGACTGACGTATTGTTTATAATATGTATTATTCTTTTCTTGTAAGGCTTCTTTGTAAATTCTGCAAGCCGTATGATTGATCCGTTGCGTGTATAATTCTTCTGTGACTTCTAATTCCACTAAGTCAATCAACGCGTCAGGATCGCGAGCAAACACTCCCGAACCACTAGCACGGTCCATTGACTTTTTACCACTCTGTGAACCTTTAGAATGGTGATGGCAATAAATCACCGAGCACCCGAGCTCTGTCGCTACTTTGTCGAATTGATTCGTAAAGTGTGCCATCTGATCCGCGCTGTTTTCGTCACCCGTCAAGACTTTATAAATTGGATCAATAATCACAGCGATATAGTTCTTTTTAAGTGAACGACGAATCAATTTTGGCGCTAGCTTATCCATCGGTACTGTCTTACCGCGAAGATTCCAGATATCGATATTTTGTAGGTTGTTCGGTTGTAAGCCCATAGCTTCGTAAACGTCACGGAAGCGGTGCAAGCATGAAGCGCGGTCAAGTTCAAGATTGACATATAAAACTTTTCCTTGCGTACAATTCCAATTCAGCCACTTTTGACCTTCAGCGATTGCGATTGACATTTCAATCAAGCTAAACGACTTCCCGGCTTTCGATGGTCCAGCTATCAGCATTTTATGGCCTTGTCGAAGGACGCCTTCAATCAATTCAGGGGCTAGGTCTGGTAAATTATCCCAGCTATCGCCCAGCCCTTCCGGATCAGGCAAATCGTCGTTTAAGTCCTCGATATACTGGTACCATTCTTCCCAATTTCTTTTTCCGATATTGGTATCGACAAGAAATTGTTTCTGACCGTTTCGCTCAAAGCCCGGCATACGGGATAAGCGCGACGGGTTGCGGTTTTGTGTATCGACTGATATCCCGTTCTTTTGGCATATCTTATATAAGTAATCAACGCGCTTTCGGTATTCGTCATAGCTTCCAGCGTCCACCTTCACGATAGCGTGTAAGGACTTATTTCCGCTATATACAAGAGCAGCAATAGGAAGCTCAAGTTCTTTATAAATAGCGTTTTGTTTCTCAACGCTCATGCTATCCGACTCAACAAGTGCATATCGGTAGTCGGTCACGTTCTCGTTCTTTGCACCCTTACCATCAAGCGGATTGAAGCGAATCCACGCTCCAGCTTCCGTGTGATAGTCCCCGAGGACTGCCCCGATATCGCCGTTGCACTTGCTAAGGGCTTCAATTAATTGTCCGGCTGTTCGGTCATACGCTCCTTTTGTCGGAAGCCATTTTTCAATTTCGCCCGTTTCGTCGTTTACTTTTGGATAGCTTTCTGTGACGTAACCGACATTCTCGGACGATTCAAACAAGGCTTCGAGGTATCGGATAATTTCTTGGACTGGATTCCAAATTGTAGGCTCATGAATCTCTTTGCCCTCAATCCAGTTTTTATCGATAACGCGATAATCTCTATCAATGGTATCGTTCCAGTCTAATTCGTGAGCGCCTTCGATGTCGCTCGAGTACGGGTTCACCCATCCGTGGTCTTTCGCTAGTTGGACGATTGTCCCACCAGTTACAATCGAGCCCGCTTGTTCGTTGAAAGTGTCCCACTTCTTAAAACATTCAAATTTACGGTACCGGCTATCGTTTTGCGACCAATTATCCCAATCCGAAGCGGTGTATCCTTCATGTTTTAGAGCCATCCCGACATTTATCCATTCTTGATAGGATAAAACGGCCGGGTTGATATGCTCTAATAATGGCAATAAGTTAAAATCATTCTCTGCCACTGTTTTCTCCTTTTTTTAAAACAAACTAGTTTGAAAGGTTGAGAGCATTTTCTCCTGTGCAGCCTTATAAAAATCTTTCTTGATTTCAAATCCATAAGCTGACCTATTCATCTCAATAGCAGCCCTTAAAGTTGAACCAGAACCTGCTACGGGATCAATAACCACATCACCCTCGTCCGTGAAGATTTCAATCAAGCGTTTCAAGACTGGAATAGGCTTTTGTGTTGGATGAATACTTGGATATGAGTTATCTTTTTCCCACGGTGCATGATTCAATACCATTGCGCCGTTATTATTGAATTTTGGCAATTTGTCACGATATAAGACAGTCGCTTCTTCAACTGCTCCGACAATCTTCATATTTGCTTTTAAGACTTGCGGACTTGATTTTTTGGTAAAGTATAGCGGATAGGCGTTATTAAAGCCGTGTTTTTTCCCGCATTCGATAACCATTTCTCGTTGTTGCCAAGCGTGAAAGACAATCATAGCTGGTGCTTTTCCCTTTTCTTTCGGTTCTTTTTTAAGTAACCGAGAGCAGAAATCGAAAAAGTTATTGATTTTAAAATCGTTATCCGTGTCAAAAAAAGATTTTCCGGCTAGCTTGCTCTCACCGTTTTTATTATCCCCATCTTTATACCACCTCGGATCAGAAGCATACGCATTATTACCTAAATTATAGGGAATATCAGCGATAATTAACTGCGCCCGTGGTATGTTGTAGCGCTTTGCGTTTTCAAAATGGTCATTAAATAATTCATATTTCATACATCACCCCGGTATATATTCCCTTGCAACGACGCCTGCTGGTAATCTCCACCCGTTCGCTGCTATTCGGTCAATCATATTTCGAGCACTTTCAAACGACCACATACCGACATTTTTAAAACCTCGACTTTCAAGGAAGCGAATCTGCTTCGGCGTAGTCAACCCCTCACTTTGACGTTTATTCAAACGGTCAAGTAATAAGTTAGCTTTCCCGGCGTTCCCGACTTCTTCGGTATAGATTCCGTATTTCTCGAGTGCTCGGAGTTGTTTTTCTGAAGGCGGGGACATTTCCCACCCAAAGCTAGGGACATAGCTTGATAAGTCTTCAGCATGAATTGACATTTCAAATTGCAATGGATCAACCAGTTTACGCTTGCGTTTTCTCATTTCAGCAAGTTGTTTCGCAAGTGCTTCTTCGCGTTCTGCCACGACGTCTTCCGCGCTCTTAACTTCCATCTGTTCAAGGTCAATCACGACGCCCGTTTCTTCTTCCATGTTCTCGACCATCTTTTTAGTTATTTCAGGGCTTTCACAAATTAAATGAGCTGGTCTGCATAGTTCGTGCCGTTCTGTGTGCCATAAAAAGTCTAGCAATAGAAGCTCGTCTTTTCCGGGATATAGACGCGTTCCACGTCCCACCATCTGACTATACAAGGCACGTACTTTAGTAGGTCGTAACACGACCACGCAGTCTACTGACGGGCAGTCCCAACCTTCAGTCAAAAGCATAGAATTACAAAGAACGTTATATCGTCCTTTCTCGAAGTCCTCGAGCACTTCCGCCCGGTCTTTCGATTCGCCGTTTACTTCAGCAGCTTTAAATCCTCGCTCGTTCAAAATATCGCGGAATTTTTGGCTTGTTTTTACTAGCGGAAGAAAGACGACTGTTTTTCTATCCTTGCAATATTCAGCCATTTCATCCGCAATTTGTACGAGATAGGGATCAAGTGCCGTTCCTACGTCACTAGCTTTAAAATCCCCGGCAGACATTGAAACGCTCGACAAGTCAAGGTCAATCGGAATCGTTAAGGCTTTAATTTTTGAAAGATACCCGTCTTTAATTGCTTGCACTAGTGAGTATTCATAAGCTAGACTGTCGAAGTATGAGCCGAGGTTCTTCATATCTCCCCGGTCCGGTGTAGCCGTCACTCCCAAAACTTCCGAATCTTTGAAATGATTCAATACCTTTTGATATCCGTCTGATATAGCGTGGTGAGCTTCATCGACGACAATCGTATCGAACCAATCAGGCGGGAATTGATTCAAACGTTTCTCTCGTTGCATTGTCTGAACCGAACCGACAACGACTCGATACCATGAACCAATCGAGGTATTCTCCGCTTTTTCTAGCGCCGTACCGAGTCCCGTCGCGGTCTTGAGCTTATCGCTTGCTTGGTCTAGCAATTCGGAGCGGTGAGCAAGTACGAGGACGCGTTTTCCTTCTCTAACTTGGTCTTCAATAATTTTTGAAAAGACGACCGTTTTCCCCGTACCAGTTGGAAGGACTAGAAGGGTACGTTTTCGCCCTTCCGTCCATTCCTTCCGAACTGCTTCCCGCGCCTCTTGTTGATAAGGCCGTAATTCCATTTATACCCCCTTAAAATTGCCCGGGATTGAATCCTTGCGTTGGTTGTTGGAATCCTTGTTGTGGTTGTTGATATCCAGCCATTGCTTGCCCCGGTTGCGCGTTCAAAACTTTCGTATAGTCCACGTCTTCCGCGTAAATCATGCTCTTAACTTCATTGTATTTATTGCCGTTGTATTCGCGAATTCCTACTTTACATACTCCAACTTTGCCGATGATAGCGTTCCAATCCATGCGAAGCGGTTCACCTTTACGTTTTTGTCCGATTGATCCAAAGAATGCAGATAACATTCCCTCGGTTGAGCTATGCAAGAATAGATTGTGCGTGAGTTCTTTTTCGCCCTCGTTTGCTTCAACTAAAACGTGAATTGTTGCCTTGTTGCAAGCTGGTAACTTGCCCGGATTTTGTGGGTTCGGTGTGTGACGTCCACGGTCATAGCTTTTAACGGTATAGTAATACAAGCCTTCAGGCAATAGGACGAATTCCGAATCCTTTTGGATAGTGTCGTTCCAGTCATATTCGCGGTCAAAGTTGTTTTGGTTGTTAAATTGTTGTTGTGTCATTTTGTTTTTCTCCTTTTGTTTCAAAAAAATTATAAGTTGTTAGTGTTAAATGGCATTTTAGGGGTTGTGCGTACTTGGTTTTGAATAACCTCAAGTGTAGCGTCCCAATTCGCAACGATCATATCCCAATAATTGCTCGGGAAGTTTTCGATAGGTGTCCCCATCGGGAAGTGTCCGCGGATATATGCAACGTCTTGCAATTCGCCTTCTGTCACGTTATGCGGTGTCATTAAGTCGATAAGGGCTTGTGGTAATAAGCCGGTCGTTTGTGGTTGCACTTGTGCTTGTTTAGCACGTTCGCGTTCTTGTTTAATTTCTTCCGCGATTGTGTTTAATGTTTCCGAGATTTGCGCTTGTTGCACTTCCGCTTGTGTTTGTGATGTTGGTGCCGGATTGTTGAAGATATGAGCGATACTTCCAAAATCAAACGGTAATTGATCCGGCAAGCCGTGACGGTTCTTTGCGTCCCATGCTGGACGATGGTTTGTGTAAATAACACGCTCCCCGCCTTGCGCTTTTTTCTTGCCGTCGTCCGTCGTCATAATGAACGTCTTATAATTCGCGAATAGGACCATATCCGCCCACTCTTTGACAAGCGGGGCTGTTTTCGAGCTTGTCTTTTGTCCGAGCTTTAATTCGTATCGGTCATACGCTCCCATTTCATCCGGTTGCTCGAACTTCTTAATTTGAGCGTGAGCGGTTAAGACAACGTTGATTCCAATATCCACAAGTTCTGACAAGCTATTTAATAAGCGCCCGATTTCTTCTTGGACGTATGTATAACCCTTGCCCCACCCAAAATCTTCGATTCCGTTCTTTTGGTGTTGTGAGCAAACATAAGATACAGCTAACTGCTCCGCCCAATCAATCGTGTCAATGACTAGTGTTTTGCAAGCGTCTGAATTCGCCTTAATAAACGCGATCTCGTTCTTAAGCATTGCCCAGCTTGTCGGCTTATCCAGACGGGCAACGTCCATATTATCAGTCGAGCCTTCTGTATCAATGAATACCGGCTCCGGAAATTGTGCTGCAAAAGTTGATTTTCCGATTCCTTCCGGGCCGTAGATAACTACTTTTTGAGCCCGCGCCTTCCTTCCTCTTGTAATTTGCATTTTTTATTCCTCCCCGTCGTCGCTTAGCAATCCTTTTAGAAGCTCTTTGATATATTTTCGTTTCGCGTCTTCAATATCTTCAGTTATTTCTTCCGGCTCTTTACCATCAAGTGTTTTTAGTGTGTATTCTGCTTCGACGACTAAAATTTCACAATTGAGTGCGTTTGCTAATTTTTCAAAGTCTTCTTTTTGGGATTTGATTGCCTTGAGTTCATTTTTTGCAGCGCGTTTAAGTTCTTCTGTATATCCAGCAGAATAAGCAAACGTTCCTTTTTTGCTTTTATACTTGTCTAAAAAAGCTCCTGTTTCTTTATTTCTTAATACTGCGAATTTGTCTGTGTGTTTCATGTTGTTTCCTTCTTTCTTTAATTAAAATCCGTTTTGCCACCCTTGCGGTGTTTGAATTGTTTCGGGTGCGACGCTGTAACCGTCTTCGATAATAACCGAGCACTCTCCGCCCGTTGAAACGCGTGTCGCGATAGCTTGCAAGCCTTCTTGTTCTAGCCATGCACCAAATTCTTGCAAAGTCAGCTGATCCATTTGCTCTAGCTTATCAATGAGCACGAAGCCGCATTCAGGCTTGAGCTTACGGACGATAGCCGTCGCGACTTGTAATTGTTGTGAACCGCTCATATTGTCCCAGCGTTGACCGAGGTATAAGAGTTCGCCATCATCCACGGATAAGCCCGGAAGTGGTAAGTCCGCGTTCGTGAGTAAGTCTGTTTTTTGCTTGCGGATTCCTTCAATAACAAGGTCTAATTCGCGGTATTGTTCACGATAAACTTTCGCGTCTTCTTCCGCCTTGTCTTTGTCGAAATTCGCTCGGACTTTCAAGTTAATTTGCTCGATATTCGCAATACTGTCTTCAATTTCTTGCGTTGATTCATCCACTAAAACGGAAACGTCTTTTCGTGCAATATCAAGGTCTTGTGCTAGTGCTTGCTCTTTCGCTCTAGCTTCTTCAAGCATTTTGCTAAGTCGTTCGACGTCTGCAAGCGCCCCTTGATATTCGTTTTCGATTTTCGCGAGATTCTGACGTTTGCGAGCATTTTCTCCATTGCGACCTAAAATTTCTTGTTGCTGCTGAATCAATTCCGCAATCGAAACAAGTTCTTTCGGTGCGTCTGGATAATATGGCTGTTCTTTCGCAAACTTTTCTTTTTGGTCTGCAATCACTCCGATAGCATGGCGTTCTTGATACTTGGTTTTTTCTTCCATTTCAAGCTGGACTAATTGATCGCCTACTCCGATAATTTGTAATAAAGTTGTAGCCTTTTCCTTGTCGTTCATTTCCATAAACTTCGGAAGGTCAAGCGCTAGTTCTTCCACAAAACTATCAAGTAATTTCTGACCGGCTTTATTTCCGCTTGGATCAATCACTTTTAAATCGCTATTTTTGCCCTTACGTTCAACGATAAGGCCATTCGATAACGTGATTTTTAGACTTGGTGGAAGTGTCGAGCCTTCGCGTTGTGGTTGTGACGGCTTGTATTTATTGCCTCCTAAAGCCCACGCTATCGCGTCTAATACGCTTGTTTTGCCTTGGTTATTGTTTCCCCCGACAATCGTCAAGCCTTTGGCTGAAGGCTCAATCTTGACCGCTTTAACACGTTTGACATTTTCAATTTCAAGTTTATTGATTGTTACCATTTCATGCTCCTTGCTTTTGTTTCTTCGATAAACCAACAGGTGGTTGTACGTCGTATGTGAATTGACGGTCGCAGTTGCGAATGTTCATGCGTGCAATATTGTTGAATTGATTTCGCCCTTGCTGGTAGATCTCAATAATCATCTTGTCATGTTCTTCTTGTTGTTCTTTTTTTCTTCGCGCTTTCTGTTCATTATTTGCAATCAATAACAAAGTAACAAACAAGCAAATCATGGTTGTTGCAAGTCCAAGAAATTGGCTTGCCAAAGTTGGTTCTGTCATGTTTTATACCTCCAAAAGTTTTTCTAGTTTTTCAATACGCAGATACAAGATTTCATTTTCGACACACTTGTCATGATGTTGTTGTTTGACTTCTTTTAACTGCTCTTTCAAGTCTAGGTTTTCCCTGTTCGTATCCAACGCAACCAATCGCCAGTCGGTGTTGACTTCGATTTTCGTTGTGTTAAAAAACCATTTTGTAAGTTTGTCTAGTAGTTTCATCCGACCGACCTCATTTTCTTGCTTGTTTCCATTTCTTTTTTCCATTCTCGACTACCTCTGTATTGCAGGTATGCGTCAAACCCTTTAATTGTGACAAGTTGACCGTCATTTCTGAGGTGCTTCTGTTGACTAGGCAATTTTTTCATCTCTCGTCTCATGTCTCCTGCTTGTCGCTTTGTGCATCCAAAGATGTGTTCTAATTCTTCATCATTAGCCGAAACCTTCTCAACGATCACATCTTTTATTCTCACAACTTCAATTGCTTCCATATTTGCTCCTTTCGTGATATAATTAAATTGAAAATTTTGGTAAGTGCCTGACTTCTGTCAGGTGCTTTTTTGTTTAGGAGTTTTACTTTCCATAGCCCTGAGCTCTATCTCATGGCTAACTTGTTTCAATAGCTTCTCACACGCTATTTTAGCTTCTCTGTATGTTGTATTCTCACTGATAAAGTAATCAGCTAATTCTATGATTTTATCTTCCATTCAACCTCATATATCAGTCTTGAGACCGATGTGATTCCTCCTTGATTTGCTATAATAACTTTGACTAAGACCTCTCACTGTTTTAGTCAAAAGTTCAATAGAAAGGAGGAGAACTATGTCTCGTTTACAACCCAGACCTCAAAAGATTTACCCTAACTATAACTGGGATGATTTAGATCGTTTTATCCAGAGTAGTCTAAGAAATCCATTGTTCAAAGTTTGTTGCGTAGACCCTGCACTTTATGATATCCCTAAAAACGAAATTATCGCTGAATGCATAAGTGCTGGCTATACAGTTGAAGAACGTGAAGATGGCATTTTAAATATTTCATGATTTGCTAGATTGATCACTTGAGATTCAAGTGTACTAATTCTTGTTAGTAAGTCTATCGGTTGTTCGATAGGCTTTTTTATTTTTCCGCTATACGGATATCGGTTTGGTTTCATGTTTGCTCCTTTCTAATGTGGTATAATGATTAATAACAAATATTATCTGAGGTTAAAGATGTCCCGATACACAGATTACAAATACGCTTCTAACATATTGAAAGAAATCGAAAATAAACCAGAAAAATATCTCATTATTCATTATTCGTGCGAAAGCTTCTACAATCTAGAAGGTAAAAGTCCAAGAATTGCATCAATATCCGTTCGTCAATTTAATAACGCTCAAACGAATAACTTTTCAATTCATCAATACTCTGAAATGTTACACACTCCTATCACAGATGAGAATTACAGAATTATCGAAAAAGAATTGCTAAATGATTTCTTTGCATTTGTAGATAAAAACTCCGATAAAACTTGGATTCACTGGAATATGAGAGATAGCGTCTTCGGTTTCAATGCTCTAGAACAACGATTCAAGGTTCTTGGTGGTTCACCAGTCGCTATTGACAATGACAAGAAAATAGACCTTGGTCATTTGTTCAAATTACTATACGGTGGTAATTACATTGAAAATCCACACATTGAAAAACTACTACATTTGAATAATTTCAATCCGAAACAATTTCTTACCGGCAAAGACGAAGCTGAAGCTTTCGACAATGGGGAATACGTTAAACTCAGCATGTCTACTTCAAGTAAAGTGAATCTGTTCTCCACATTTGTTACACATGCTATCAATAAAACATTGAAGACAAACGTGTCTGTATGGGCAATCAGGGGAGTATCAGTTAAGGGGCTTTATTCCACTTTTCAAGAAACAACCTATGGACAAATGATTCTATGGATTATAAACCTTATCCTAGGTGGAATAATCGGTGCAGTAATTGCAAAATACATCCAATAACAGACCGTCTAGGAAGTAGTTCTAGCTTTTTCTGAGCTTGTTCTACTTCTTTTTTTGCGTATTCTATAGAAATTAGAGTTGGGTTATCGAACCAATCTTTTTCTAAATAATACTTTTGCCCACGCTCAGACATACAATCAACCAATGACTGAAAATGCTTTATGCGTTCATGAAGATGTTCTATATTTTCTTTCATCCGCACTCCTTTCTAATATGGTTTGCTCAAGAAACTTGAACATCGTATGTAAAAAAATAAGCTGGGATATCGTTTATATCTAGACCTAGCAATTGCACTGCTCGCTCAATCTCTTCATCTCTCCAGCCTACTCTATTATTAAGCTTTAGCGATAAAGAGCGCTCTGATAAGCCTATAGCGATAGCGAAATTGTATTGCGTTCCATATTTCTCAACAATCTTCCCAGATAGTCTTGAAAAATCTTTCGTCATTACTTATCCTCCTTTTTTTATTTTGCTCAAATAATTTGAACAAATTCATTCTAGCACCTTTTTTTATCCTTGTCAACAACAAAATTCAATTTTCTTGAATTTTTTGCTTGAATTTTTGTTCAAGTTGTTTTATAATAAAAACATCAAAATAAATAAGGAGCTTTTCAATGGAACGTAGTAGTACGTCAGAAAGACTTAAACAATTGATGTCTGAAAGAAATCTAAGACAAGTAGATATTTTAGAAAAGTCCAAACCCTTTCAAAAACAACTAGGTGTAAAAATGGGTAGGAGTGCTTTATCTCAATATGTAACTGGAAAATCTAAACCAGATGATAAAAAATTATACCTCCTCTCTAAAACACTTGATGTTAGCGAAGCGTGGCTTATGGGATATGACGTTGACATTAAACGCGTTCCTGACGAAGAACGAGGAACTACCCAAAACGAACCCCCTGAAATCCTAACCATCTACAACCAACTAGATGAAGATAGACAAGCAAATGTAATCGACTATGCTACCGTTCTATTAAACGAGCAAATCAGCATGAAGACATCAACAGTTCTAGAGAAGTACAAAGACGATGACTACATTATAGACTATGTTGAGGGATTGGTTGCTGCAGGACACGGTACATTTCAGGAAGATAATCTTCACATGGAAGTCAGACTCAGAGCTGATGATGTGCCAGAGGACTACGACACAATAGCCAAGGTGGCAGGCGATAGCATGGAACCACTTATAGAAGATAATGACTTACTATTTATTAAGGTTACAAGCCAGGTTGATGTCAATTCTATTGGTATTTTTCAGGTAAACGGCAAGAATTTTGTTAAAAAGCTAAAAAGAGATTATGACGGATCTTGGTATCTTCAAAGTCTAAATAGTGGGTACGAGGAAATCCACTTGTCAGAAAATGATGACATCCGTACAATCGGAGAGGTCGTAGATATTTATAAGGTTTAAAAAATAGCACAATTAAGAAAGGAATATAAAATAATGGCTAAATATGTAAAACGTTGTCCCAAATGTGGAAGTGAAGAAATTGAGTATATGATGCAGGAGCGTAAAACTTTCAACGGCTTTATAGGATGTATCGGTTGGCTTATCGCTTGGCCACTCGTTCTACTTGGATTTGTGGGTAAAAAAGGGAAACACAACTGGCACTGTCGTAACTGTGGATGTGTCTTTAAATCCAAAAAATAAAAAAAGCCTCACGCTCTCAAAAGTTTGGCGACTCTGAGCGTGAGGTGGGATGTATAGAAAGACAGGCATTAAAAAGCCCTCTTTTCTATGTCTATTTTACCAAGAAATAAGGTGAAAAGCAAATGTGGATGGAAGAATTACCGAACGGAAAATATAAATTTTTTGAGCGTTACAAGGACCCGTACACTGAGAAATTAAAAAAAGTATCAGTCACGATGGAAAAGAAAACTCCCCAGGCACGAAATCAAGCTGCATTACTTCTGCAAGAAAAGATAAAACAAAAACTGAATAAGAAACAAGTAGAGAGTATTACCTTTGAAGAAATTTATAAGCTTTTCTATAAATCCTGGGTGCAAACAGTCAAAGAATCAACGAAACACAATTGCAAGTCAATTGACAAGAAAATGAAGGAAGTCATACCATCTGACACTTTATTAGCGAATCTGGACAGACGCTTTCTCCAAGAGGCTATCGATAAAGTGATTGAAACCAATGGACATATTGCTGCTAAAAAAGTCAGACACCGACTCAGAGGTATCTTTAAGTACGCTGTCCAATATTCTTATATCGAGAATAACGAAGTGGATTATACTACAATCCCTCAAAAGCCAAAGACTTTGGAAGAACTAGAAAAAAAGCGTAACAACTTCCTTACCATGGATGAAATAAAAGCTCTAGTGAAAGTTCTAAACAGTCGAGAGTACCACCATAAGTATGCAGATATGGTGCTTGTTCTATCTTTGACAGGCATGCGATATGGAGAGTTAACCGCCTTGCAGTTGAAGAATATAGATTTTCAAAATAACAAAATTGAAATCACAGGTAATTTTGACTCAGTAAACAAAATCAAAACACTTCCAAAGACCACAAACTCAATACGGACAATCAAAGCTTCTAAGACTGTCATGGAAGCAATTCAAAGACAAATAGCACGTCTCAGCGAACGTTTCAAGCCATTGACGAGTGATGATTATATTTTCTGTTTTGAAAAATGGAATCAACCTACAACAATATCTTGCTTTATACAGATATTAAAAAAATATGGTAAAGAAGCTGGAATAGACAAAAATTTAACCAGCCATATTTTCAGACACTCCCATATTTCGTTTCTAGCAGAATCTGGACTTCCTATCAAATCAATTATGGACAGAGTTGGTCACTCAAACGCCAAAATGACTTTAGAAATCTACTCCCATACAACTCAAGATATGGAGGATAAACTGGTCAATAAATTAGATAGTATTTTTTAATTCTGCCCCTCGACTGCCCCTTTTATTATCCAAAACAACAATGAACCCCTTGAGAGTATTGATAAATCAAGGGGTTGTTTTATATTGTTATAATTCATCAGCTTTTAAAAATACCATTACATATATTTACAACAAATTCCTATATCTTATAAAATCGCTACATTTTCAGTTTTAAAATAATTGTTTTTACATCGTTTTACAGAAGTTTACGACATTTTTGCCCCTTTTTTGCCCCTTTTAAAACAAAAAAACACTAGTGGGCGCTAGTGTTTTAAAGTAGGTATATATTAGAATATCTACCTATATTATACCACATTTTATTTCAGAGCAAACAAAAAAACCGCCAGCAAAACGCCAGCGGTCAAGTGTAATTAAATTTTGAATTTCTTTCTGTTTATTTTGTGGTAATCAAGCCGTCAGGTTCGATTGTGAATTCTGGTTTATCAGCCAATCTACCATCTGGAAGTAGCAAGTACCAGCCGTTGTTGTATTTAACAAAGCAATCTGACTTCATATCGCCATTTGTTGCATCGCAATAATACCACTTATCGTAGTATTTAACCCAGCCGGTTTGCATTGAACCATCACGGTTGAAGTAATACCATACACCGCCGATTTTCTTCCAGCTTGTAGCCATGTATCCGTCTTTGTCGAACCAATACCACTTGCCGTCAGTGTATTTCACCCAGTCTTCAGCAACCATATATCCTTCTGCATTGAAGTAGAACCATGATTTGTTTTCCTCAATGTACTCAAACTCTTCCTTAGGATATGATCCATTAGCTCTAGCGTACCAGTACCCCTCATCATCTTCTTGCCAGCCTTTTTTAGGTTCTTCAGGTTGAGCGTTTGGATTGGTTAAACGGTAGATATAAAAGTATGGTTGCCCAGCATATAGCCAGCGCTCATCATGACTGTTTATTGAGATACCATTATATGCATAATTACAATGAATGATGTTGTCACTATCAATGAACATACCCGTATGTCCGAACGCACCAGCGCTTGCTCCACGCTTGCCCCAGATGAAGATATCTCCACGCTGAGCGGTACACTCGGTATTCTCAGCGATAAGCTCATATCCATTCTTAATGAGCCAGTCATGCATGTACTCAGTATTTACTGCCCAACCAGCAGATGAAGCACCAGCGCTTCTCAAAGAATAATACATAGCTGATGAGCAGTCGTAAGAGTCGCCTCCGTCTCTGTATTCCATGCTGTAGGACACTTTGCCCTCTCTAGCTTCCATCCATGCAATAGCTGTTTCAATGTTAATTGCCATTTTTACTGTCCTTTCCAAGCATCATTCATCTGCTTGACCGCTGACTCAACGAAGGTATCAAGATCACGGTCAGTCATGCTGATGTTGTATTTGTTGAGTTCTGCCCGAATTTTGATTCGAGCTTGTTCCAGTTTCTCCTCACCCTTGTAACCAGTTTCTGCGGATACCTGTTCAACTGCATTGACCGCATTTTTGGCCAAAATTTCAACGATCTTGACAGTCTGTTCACCACCTTTTTTAATAAGGTACTCTTTTACAGTTTTGACTGCAATACCAGTCAAAATAACTAGAATGCTAATTGCTGCATTGATGATGATTTCGTTAATTTGTTGCATCGTCTTTCTCCTTTACTTCGATTTCTACTTTGTCTTTTTGGTCTATATTTACAAGTAATTGACCAATCTTACGAGCGTTGTCTTTCTTGATTTGATTGATATAAGGTTTTAGGGATTCGGGGAATGCAAGCCCAATCATTTCCCAATTCTCGATTACTGAAAACAGATAATTGAACGAGAAAAACATTGTCCAAGCGATCCCAAAACTACGAAAACCAAGCGAACGGGCATACATAGCCACAAGCAAGATAACAACAAATACAATGAAGTGTCTAATCAATCCCATTGTGCCCACCTTGCTATCAAATCGTTTGGTTTTAAATGCCTTGATATAACCTGTCACAATATCCAGTACCATTAACCAAAAAAAGAAATGGATATACGGACTGTAAGATAAATTTTTGAGGTGCTCTAATAATTCACGAAATGCTAAATCTTGCATATATCACCTCTCATTGAACAGGTTGAGTGTCTAACTCGCTAGATGGGTTCTCCGGTTTTGGTTCTGTCCACTTCCAGACACCCAGCTTACCGTTTTGTTCAAGGTCTGCGAGTTGTTCAAGCGTTTGTCCTTGATATGTGAACGGCTCATTGACTTGAATCATGACACGTTTACCTTCTTGGAATTTCTCAACGTGGTTTGGGTTTTCAAGCGCAAAAATTTCTTGCGATTTGTAAGTCTTGCCAGTTTGTCCGAGGTCAACTAATTCAAGACCACGTTTAAACAATGTAGGGTCCAGCGGATGGTCAACATCGGTCACACGAACCAGTACCGCCCAATCTGCCACGGCTTTCACTTCCGCAATCTTAGCATCTTTTTGCTCAAGTTTAGCTTCATATTCTTGTGCTTGTGTTTGCAAGTCTTCTTGAAGTTTCTTCACCCCGTCAGCTGGATTTAATTCAGTAGCGATTTGACCGAGTACTGCTTGGATAAGAACTTCGTCTGTTTCGTTCACACGGTCACCGAGCAAAACACGGTCAAATGCCGTGTATGGTGCTTCTTGTCGAATTGCTACGAATGTACGGTTGTTTTCTTGCAAATACTTATTTACAACTTTAAATGTCATATATTATGCTTCCTTTTCTTCTTTATCTGCTTGTAATTGTTGAAGTTGCGCTTTTGCTTCTTCATATAGTGCTTTGTAGTTAGCACATTCAATCGTCTTGTTTGCGAGTTGAATTGCTAAGTCGTTAATCACTTTGTCTGCTGTGTTCATGTTCTGCCTTTCTACATATTAGTTCGATAATATCCAGGTGCTCCGAGATTGTTGCGTTTAAAATGATCTTCAATACCTTTGAAATTTTTGTCAATCAGATTAAACAAATTGGCTAATGATTTATCACGAATTATAATATCGTTCATGCCTTGCAAGGTTTTAGATTCAGTATTAAGCGATACCCCTCCAGCGATGGAACTAGGTGAAAAAACCATCGACTTACCATAAAATGTGATAGAGGTTTGAACGTTATCTCCTGAGCGCCCATTCCAAATTTGAATACCTGCCGACGTATGCTCGATACCTGTTCGACCATTTCGGTTACTCATTAATTGAGTATACGCTCCAGGCACTCCGTTGATGGCACCTTGGCCAAAGATAAGAAATTGCATAGGTTTGCCAGGGAATCTATTTCTGATTCCTACCGCTTCTTGATTCATTTCAATCCAGCCAGTCTGTAAATCAAAATCTGTCACGCCATTTAACGATGATAACTTCCCGCCTCGGATAATGTTCGCCGTCAAACCCTCTGCGACGATGTTTTTTGCCGATACATTGATAAGCCTTGCTTGACTTGCGTCTATCTCGTCGATGTGAGCCGTTCCGATTTGAGCCTTGCCAATCATAGATTTTTTGATAACGCCGTCTTGAATATAGGTTTTTTCTCCTACTGCGACAAGTGCGTCATTGATATGAACTGAACCGTCTTTGTTTAGATTCAACTGTCCGAGGATATCTCCGGCGCTATTTAATGAACGAACCGCCCACGAATTAGAAAGCTGTGTGACTTGTGTCCGTGTTGCTTCGATACCTCGATAAGCTTCATCAAATTGACTTGGTTTAAAGCTTCCTGTTTTATATCCTCTGACAAGCATCGGTTCTTTGACTTCCACATGGCCATTTTTTACAAGATAGAAGAATAGAGGATAATGCGCATCCGTTCCAAAATCGAAATCTTCGGTCATAGTGAATGTCCCTTGAAATTCTTTCCAGTCACTTAGAACGGGAGAGTTGGCATTTTCAACCGTTTTTTGCAAAATCGTCTTATTCTTACCGTGATTTTTTATAGTAACTCTAAAATCATGGTCTAGCTGTCGCATGATTCTATATTTAAAACCGAGTGTATAAACTTCGCCTTTTAAGATTTTTGGAACATAAATCGGTAAGGTGAACCCACCCCAGTATGGACTTGTTAAACCGTTAATATCAATAGTGAATACTCCGTTATTGTTTACTATCGATACTCCTTCTTTGAGTTTGCTAGTTGTGCTCTTGTCAAGTGTTTGTGAGTTGACAATCAAGTTGTTATCATTGATGACATAATTCCCGACTTCCGTCTGAAATACTTGGTCGCTCATAACTAAACGTGAAATATTTCTCGACACGTCATTTTCAGCGCCACCTAATATGCGCTCATATAGCTGAGCCGTTTCTTTCACGCTTTGGAAATCTGCTTGATTAACCTTGCCTTCAACCTTGCTTGCCATTTGAGCCATGCGCCCGTTCACATCATTTGTGAAGGCGCTGAACATTTGAACGTTGTTTGCAGTCGTCTGAGTGATTCTTAAGTTGATACCGTTCAAGTCAGCACGATAATCACTTTTAAAGGTGTTCATGTCGCCTAAAATTTGGTCGCTGAGGCTCTTTGCTTTATATGCTAGGTCAGTGCTTGCACCAGCGGTTCGCAAAGCTTGATTTGCCTCGTTCCTAGCTTCGTTAATATCTGCGAGGTATAGACTTTCAAATTGCTTGTTGATTTCTTTTTCAAGCTCTGCCGTATCAAATTTTAACTTTCTAAGTTCCCACTCTGAACCGTTCCAGATATACATTTCTGTTTCTTCGCCCGCGGTCAAGTAAAGAATATCACCACGACGGATTGTCCCGATTGGTTCATCTTTTGGTTTGGTTGCGCCATAATAAACCGTGTTCTTTCCATCTGCGCTTGAAAGAGCTTTTGTAGCGACTGCCAGAGCGCTTTCTGCGTATTCTTTATTTTGCCCCACGCTGCGAATGATTGAACTTTCAGAGCTTATTTGTTTTTGAACGCTTCCAATATCGTTACAAGTGACTTTATGGTTAATCAAGCGTCCCGTAACGTCATAAGAACTTTCAAACGAAACAATCCGAATTTTTTCACGGAATCCTATCGTTTCATTGATAGCCATAATATAATCACCGGCTCGTGGTTGCGTATATTGATAACCGGCTCGGGTTAAATCTTCCATATCAAGTTGGACCGATATCGAGTATGAGTTATCAACTTCAAACTTCAAACGTTCTAACAATTTTCCGGTATCTTTATACCGTTCGTCTGTCACCGGTTCGCCTTCAATACGTCCATAGATACTAGCTAGTGGACTTTCATATTCGGATGTATATCGCCCCTTACTATGGTCTTCTTCATCCTTCCATGCACCGAGCCCGCGTTTATATGTAATGAATTTGTTGATATTCTTTTCAATCACTAATTCATTCATATTGAAATTTTTTCGGACGACTGTCGATAAGTCAGAGCCGATTTTTTTAGTAATTAAAACGACTTTTCCGGAAACTGAAAACTCAAGCCCAGCAGCTTTTATAATATCTTTAAACATTCCTAAGCGTTTGGCATTTCCGAAGTTCTCTTTACGAATAGAATTCACTCTTACGCTTGGTTCAATCTGATATCGATAACCGCTATCTTTAAAAATGGCTTCAATATACACTTCAAAACGATGTGATCCGTTGAATTCGGTATAACAGTTTGAATGATCAAAGTCATAAAAGAATTGATGAACTGCGTCGAAGGAAACAGAAAGATTGCGCCCTTGATCTTGAGGTTTTGCGTAAACGATAGTATAAAATTCACCGTTAAGCTCAAACTTCCAGCCTATATCAATTCCAGATAAAACTCTATCATTTGAAATAATAGTCCCTGAAACAGAGCGCTCACCATTTACAGCATTTTTTACCGTAAATTCAACTTGTGCTCCGAAGCCTTCGCCTCTCTCATTATAAAATGTAAGCAACGTTCCCCTCCTTCCTATTTATACAATTCTTTAAAACCGAGTATCTTGATTGTGCCTTTAAAATTTGAAGACCACGAGATTTTCTTATTCGCTTTTGGTTTAATCACGAAATACTCGAAATTTGTCCGATTATTGACATTATTACCAGTAGAACCAGTAAATAATTGAGTTTCTATCCCTTTTAGTTTTAACTTGTCGCCCGATTGGATAGGCGTTTGGGCGTGATTATATGTAAACCGTCGCCCGTCAATCTCAAGAAAGAAATTCGTTTGTTGAGCGTTGGCTGTCAATTCTACGATAAATGGAACTTCTAACTGACTAAGTGTAGCCGTTCCCGCATAATCAAACGCGTTTGTTGAAAGTGTGATATCTTTCGGAACTGTTTCACCATACGGTAATTCCGAAGTCACAAAACCAAAAGAAACGTTATACTTCAAGCCAGCAGAAGATTTTCCGATAAACTCATATTCAACCGAACCATTATTGACGACCTTATAACGATATTTCCATGCCCTATGAGGTATCATTCTGAGGTTTAATTCGCCCGTTGTTTGTCCGGCTAACTCGAATTCGTATAAATCATCGCGTTCGGGGTGCATTTTGGTAATGTAAAAACCATCATCACCCAAGACGTACCGGTTTAACTCGTCTTTTTTATCAAAAAAGGCTTCCATCGTTGGGACGGTAAGCCTTGCTTTTACTTCTATTGTTTTTTCGGTATAGGTCAAGCCGTCGAAAATTCGACCATTGCGACCTTTTACCGTTCGTGTTGAAATATCCACGGCCGGGGAAGAATCATCGACCGCGATATTATATAAGCCCAGCTCGGACAATCTCCGAGCCTGACCGTCTTTTTCAATCAATAAATCCATGAGTCCCCCTTACGCGAAATATTCAGAAAGTGCTTGTTTTCTAGCGTCTTTCTCTTTGATAGTTGTATAAATCTTGTCGCCCACAATTTCGTTATGGACTTCAAATTTCCGTTCAGATAATTGCGAGTTTTTAACGTCGTCGCTCAAATTTTCAAGTGAAGAACGAACGCCCGCACTTGTAACGCTTGCGGATGTGGTAAGTACGCTATTTATTTGGTAATCTTGATCCGTGATAGCTTGCGCATATTGTTTCGATACGTCGTAAATATCTTTTACCCAGCTAGACATACCGTTATAGAGTCCTTCACCCGTGAAGCCCCCTATCTTATCCATAACCCGTGAAGGTGAATGAATAGAGAGAGCTGCCCGCATGGTTGCCGCAATATTTGAAGCAATACTATTC